TGTTAATGGTACTCTCTATAAATTACCTAGTGATTTTAATTTCCAAAATAATGTGTTCTATTACGTAAAAAACAATAATAACTTTGAAGGACTAAAAGTTAATCAAGGCCAGTGCACTTTTACTACTGACCCTATTACTGATAATAACTTTTATATTTATCAAAAAGGTGCGGATTGGTCATATCCTAATACAACGGGACCACAATACTCTGTACTTGCCAGAAATAATGTATATGCAGGCGTATATAGTACTAGCAGTTTTCCATTATATACAGAAATAGAAGCTATGACCGCATATGTTGGTGACAAGGCTAAATTAAGTGTCAGCGGGACCAAGGCAACACTAGCTCTTCCTGGCCTTTACTGGACAAAGGCAAATATGGACATGGCTTTCTATAATTGTAGCTCTTTTAATCAGAAAATGATAATACCAAATAGCGTAACTAGCATGGTTAGTACTTTCGATGGTTGTAGCAGCCTTAGACAGTCTAATATGTATATTTATAGCCAGAATATTACTAATATGACAAATGCTTTCAAAGGCTGTAATATTAACAATGTCCATATACCAACATCGGTACCAAAGGATACTTCAAACTTTATGTATAACTGCCTGGTAAATGGAAATACAGGTATTACATTCCCGGCTTCTAACATATTCAATGACCTTAACTAATCATAATGTGAAGCGATAACACGTATAAACACTAATATTATAAGAAAGAGGAAAATGAAAATATGAAAATTGCTATTGGTATTCCAGCCTACAAGGCTCAGAAAACTATAGAAGAGTGTCTGGCTTCTATAAATATCCAGACAATGAGAGATGACATTAACGTCATTATAGCTAATGATAATCCAGGCGTTGATGATTACTCTTATCTTAAAGATAAGTTTAACAAGCTGCATATTACTTTAACAGAAACTGACAAGAATGGCGGGCCTGGTATTGCACGTAATAAAGCTATCCAGGTTTCTAATGATGATTACATTATGTTTATGGACGCTGATGATGTTCTTTATACGCCTTATGCAGTAGAGCAGCTTTATAATGGGGTAAGAGCTCAGCCAAATATTGTCCAATGCCAGGGCATATTTGTTCAGGAAGGCACAGTTAATGGCGTTCATAAGCTGGCTCCTCAGAACAACCCTAACCATCCATGGAGTTTCGGCCGCCTTACTAGCTTAAAGCTTCTTAAAGAGGCAGGTATTGATTTCGGTTTATTGCCAAATATGGAAGACGGACGTTTCCAATGGTGTATAAACTTATTTATAGAAGGCACACAGCTTAAGCGTAACTTTATCAATGATATAGTCTACGTATGGAAAGAAGGGTCAGACCACTCTATTACAAGAAGTGGCGTTGATATAAATGACGGTATTCCTGTTTATAACTATTCTATGTGTCAGATTGGCGCTTCAATAGCAGCTAAACAGGCCGTAGAATTTGCATTAAACAAGAATCCGTTTAACGGTTCTATTCAGCGTTTCTTGGTAGAACAGATGATTGGCCATTACTTTACTTACTATGAGTGCAAAGAGAAATGTCCAAAATTTGCTGAACAGAACTGGTGGCTATCTAAATGGTTTTATCATAATTGCTATGAGAAATATTGTCTTAATATCAGCGATGATTTACTAGACAAATTCTATATGCAAATGCTTTCTGTTAAAGGAAAGGACCTGTCAAAGTTCCCGGAGCTTACTTTTACACAATGGTTTAACAAGATTAAGACAGAGGACTTTGTATTTGAGGAGCTTAAAGAAATAAGAGATAAGCTGCCTAAAGAAATTCTCGACGTTGAAAGAAAAAGTGGATCTCTAACCGCTGAAGCTAGAGATAATGCACTTTGTATTTTCGACGTTGATAAATAAATATATTTTCATTTTCTTTCTTCTTGGGAGTTATTCGTTTATTCACGGGTAACTCCCTTCTTTCTTAATAAACTAATAATGTATAAAAGGAGAACATATAAACAAGATGATTACATATAATGCATCAGATATAATAAAAAGGGCAACTCAGCTCGCGGATATCGAGAACTCTGACTTCATCTCATTTTCAGAAAAGATTGCATTACTTAATGAAGCTTATCAGACTATTTATCAGAAAGGCATAAATAAAGGTAATAACAGCTTTGTAAAATATATAAATACAAAAAACCGTGTTATTCAGTTACCGCCAGATTTCTACCAGCTAAAGGCTGTTACATTAAGCCATAATAAAGATGTTAAAGTTATTATGAGACGGCCAGCAAATGAATCTTTTAATATCTTATCCTATGATATAATAAACAACACATTACAGATTAACGGCGAAACAATGGGCGGAACTATATGTGTAGAATATTTCCCAACGCCTGTAACTCTTACATTTCCTAATGTAGATAAGCAGCTTGAATTAGAAAATGTTCTTGATATGCACAAAGATATTTATCTGTATAAGTATAACACAGACAATGACGTTATTATAAGAAGCTTATCTGATACAGAGTTTTCTGATACTTTGCTTAATTTTGATTACAATGGTATAGCCGGTAATCTTATCCATATGGAAGACGACTATATTACTTTCAGTGACGGCGTAAGACAGCTTTTATATAACGTAAACACAGGCGAAATTACTACTACAAATAACAAAGTTGTTATATGGAAGAATATGACGCTTATGCTTGATGGAAATGAACTTAAGCTGCCATCTGGGCTTGGAATAGGCGAAACTATTGATATTAGCCTAGACTCTAGTAATATTGCTGTTTTATCACTTGATAAGAAGCATTATGTAGGACAGAATTATAATTCAGGCCTTTATATTGACGGAGCTCATCAGGAATTTGCCGCTACAAAGATGTTCTATCATAATGATTTGGTTTATCTGTCAAACGGCACAAATTATCTGTCAGTATATGACTTTACAAATGCTACGAGTAAGAATACTCTTATGGACAGAAGCGTAATAAGTATTGCTGATATTGATGATAATACAGGCTATGGATATCTTGGATTAAAGATGAAGAAATATGCTTTAGTCAGCTTCTATGACGATACGCAGCTTAATTTCCCTAATAATACATACTTTGTATTCATGAGCTATTTACTTGCGTTGGCATTTAAGTCAAAGCAAGGAAGCGATATATCTCAGCTTGCAGGTCTTACTGAACAGGCTGAAAACACGTTTTATGATACGCTTACTGTTGACGACTGGAACAGTGTTCGTATTACTAATGTATACTAAATAAAAGGAGAAACAAGATAAAATGTCAAGAAATATGTCTAGTACCTCTGAGAGGTATGAATCAGCAGCAAAGAAATTTGATGAAGCATATAACAAATATGCAGGAGAAGCCGGATGGAATCTTGCTACAGAGCAGGCAAAGCAGCAGGCTGAAGAGCAGAGCGGACGCGCTGGTGCTAAAGCTGGCGTAGAAGCAAATATTGCTGCAAGAACAGCAGGCCTTAGTAAAGGACGCGCAGCTATGCTAGGATCAGGCGCTGCAGGAAAGGCAGTTGCTGACAGCTATGGCAATATCTATAATGCTAGCCAGGCAAATGCATTAAATAATAACCAGGCAGCTATCAATGCTCAAGGCTCTAAGCTTTCAGCAGCTCAGCAAGAAGGCCAGAATGCATATAATAGAGCGTGGGGTAATACCGGCGGTGCTGGTAGCTTTATTTCTGGTATACTTACTTCAGATGAACGCTTAAAAGAAGCAGAATGTGTTTCATGTGATAAGTCTGAAGACAGAATTGCTAAATTTAAGAGACTGTCCGCCAATATTGGTAAAAAGGAAAGTCCAGACTATACATTACTAAAAGTGTCTTATAAAAAGGAGAATAAATAATTATGTGGGGAGCAATAATACAAGCAATAGACCATGCAATGGGCCGTATGAATGAAGGTATGGGATCCGGTATTAAAGTAGCAGAATCACAAAATGGTGGTGGCGGTGGAGCTGCAATGGCTAAACCTGCTTCTGGTGCTAATTTAGCTTCTGCGGTTAAGGATATTGCAGGCTTAACTAAAGATAAATCATCTGAGGATAAAGCTACTGAAGAAGCTGCTAAAGAAGCTGAAAAAGCTAAAGAAACTACTAAAGAAGCTACTGAAGAAGTTGCTGAAGAGACTGGAAAAGCTGAAGACGCCACGATTATAAGTGACTGCAGACTTAAAGAATTATTCGGAACAGACGATATTGTAAAGCTGTTTTCTCATATTAACTCTTATGAGTTCAAATATACGCCTAAAGCTCTTAGACTATATAACGGCACTAAAGGCGTTGATGAAGGAACAAATATAGGCGTAATGGCTCAGGAATTAGAGGAAAACCCTGTTACAGAAAATACGGTTATAGATGATGAAAACGGCTACAAGAATATAGAGACTAATAAGTTAGCGGCTACTGAAGCTGCTGTTTTAGCTGATGTATGTAAAAGGCTTATTGCAATAGAAGAAAAACTTGGATTAAGTAAGGAATAAGAAAATGGGTGACATAATATCATATGATGAATATCAGGCTTTATCTGATGAAGAAAAGCAAAATTATATTCCAGACTGGAATAAAGATGGTAAATCTGGATCAGCTAAAAGAAAAGGCGCAAAATTACCAGAAGTAAAGCCATTAACGCCAACAGCTGAGATTAAACAGGATAATAAACCATCTAAGAAGGATACTAAACCAGAAGGTTATGCAGAAGCAAGAACTAAAGACGCTAAAGAAGATATAGAGCAAGGACGTGATTATAATAATGCTAAAGCGCTATCCGCATATGAAAGATACCTTAAAGAGCGTAACTTTAGCGCTAAAGACATAAATGGCAATTATGTTTTTTCTTATAAGAAGCTTGGCGAAATGCGTAATGAAGCGCGCAAAAACGGCGATACAGAACTTGAAGCTGCATTACAGAAAGAAATTAACAACCGCCCAGAAGGTAAAGCTGAAATTGCTGAAAACAAGAAAAAAGCTGAGGCTGCTAAAACAAAGGCTGCTGCTGAGGCTGACAAAGGCGCTGAAAATGGCGGTGGAAAATCTAATGGGGGCGAGTCAGCTCTTCAAGATACACGCGCTGAAGACGAAGCTCTAGACAAGAAAGAAGAAGCTCTAGATAAAGTATTAGACAAATCAAAGATTAGGCGCGAAGAATTAGACGAAGAGTGGGATAAGCTATTAGCTGATAATGAGGCTGAGCTTGATAAGCACAAAGACGCCGCTGAATTAGCTAACTTTTTGCCTAGATTTGCTATACAGCATTATCTTGAAGGTAACTTCGGTAAAAGAGGCTCTGCTAAAGCAATAGGTACTTTAGGCTATTTCTTATTAGATAAAATCGGCGTTTCATTAGTAAATGCTTCTCAGGTTGCTAGAGGTATGAGCCCTACGCAGAAAACAGCTCTTGAACAGTATAATGCTAAAATGATGGACGCTGCTATTAACCGTGATGATAAGAACAGGTCTAAAATAAATGAAGAGAAGATAAATACAATAGTCAAGAACAGTGACGCTTTACGTAAAGCCGGTTTTGATACAGAGATTACATTAGGAAACGATATGGCTTCTAAATATCTCTCACAGCACGCAGACCAGATTAACGAGCAGGTTTATCTTAAATTAAAGAAACAGGCAGCTGACTGGTATGACAGGCTTTCTGACTCAGAGAAAATGTCAGTAGACAGACTTTTCCTTGCTATGTCAACAAACCCATCTGATAGACAGAAAGGTATTCTTCAGTACCAGCTTAAAGGCTATGAAGCTAACGCTCAGGAAGACACAGCACGCGCTGAAGTTGCTAAATATCAGCAGGCAGAAGCTAAAGCAAAGACTAAAGTCGTTGATAAGCTTACTAAAGCACAGCTTAACAAAGCTGAAACAGAAATAGAAAATATGAAGAAGTCTGGACTTCTTACTGATGCTCAGGCAGCAGATGCTTGGAAAATAGTTGGTATTCATCAGAAAGATCTTAACTGGTATGACGCTAATCAATGGCAGAAACAGATTACAGGTTATCTCAAGCCTGCTACTGAAGCTATTGATGCTGTAACGCCTTTCTAATAGATGGAGACTTATAATATATGAAGCTAGATTATACAGTTAAATTTGACAAAGACGATAAAGAGAAAGAACAAGGTATAAAGAATAAGACTAAGCTTTCTATGCAGAGTACAGTATCAGCCGCTTTAGCTTCTAAAATGCCATCTGCCCCAGCACAGGTTCAGCAGCCACAATCTGCTGGCGGCTGGGGTAAAAGTAATTAGAAGGAGAAAGAAACTAAAATGACTAAACAAAATATTCTAAATAACATAGCAGAACTGAAATCCTTTGATGGCAACAGAAATTATAAATATCGCAGAAATTACAGATATTATAACGCCACTAAAGGATGCAGTCTTGAAAACATTAGAAACCCTATGATTGTTGGCTATTACAGTGATGCAAACAGAGAGCTTGGAGAAGAGGAAGATACTTCAGCTAATCCGCAGCTTAATATTGTTGCTTCTTGTGTTGATACGTTACACAGCAAAATAGCCCAGAGTAAAGTAAGACCTTTCTTTACTACTATAAACGGAACATTTAAGGATATTCAGTGTGTAAAGCAATCTCAGCAATTCTTTGATGTTTTCTTCGATGAGCAGAATGTACACAAGAAAGTGCCTGATGCTTTCAAAGATGCCTGTATATTTGATACCGGCGTTATTTATATCAATGAAGAAACAAGAAATATTGAAAGGGCTCTTCCTTTCCAGATTCATGTAAGGCCGTCAGAAGTAAACTATAACAAAATTACCCGCATATTCTATGAGCAGAAAGATTATCCGGTAAGTCTATTACCAGATAAAATATTAAATAAATTCAGGAATAAATCATTAGAATATGTTGATTTCGGCGTATATTATGATACAGTTAACAAGACTAAAGCATATACGGGAAATGGCAGCATTATTCTTGTAGAAAACTATGAAGCGCCTGTTATACCTTTTGTATTCTTGTATTATAAATCGCCGGTATTAGGTAATGTTACTACTTCAGTAGCTGACCAACTGGTAAATATCCAGCAAGAAATAAATATTCTTATGGCTAAAATTAAAGACGCTTCTCAGTTAAACAGCGCCTTAACATTTCTTGTTCCAGAGGGTTCGAGCCTTAAGACTACACAATTAAATAATAGAGTTGGTAATGTACTTACATATAAACCGTTAGCAAATGGCGGGTTACCGGTTACTTCAGCTACGCCAGCTTTTATTGATAATCAGTATATTGCTGTATTAAATGAGCTTATTCAGAAAGCTTATGATATAGTAGGTATATCTCAGTTATCAGCACAGTCTAGAAAACCAGCCGGACTTAATTCTGGTATAGCATTAGCTACAATGGAAGATGTAGAATCAGACAGATTTGAAACACAGCTTAACCAGGTTATAAGAGCTTATATTGATATTGCTAAAACATGTATTAAAGTATTCCCGCAAGATGAGAATATTTTACCAGAGATATCTAATAGACTTGCTATTAAGTGGAAAGATATTGTTAAAGAAAGCGAAAATATGAGCATACAGTATTCTGGAGCTGATAATCTTTCTAAAGATCCTAGCACTAAACTTCAGCAATTACAGCAATTGGCTATGGCGGGCGTTATTCCGGCTGCCCGTATTCCACAGCTTATGCAGATTCCAGACCTAGAAATGGGATATAGCTTATCTAATAATGCTATTGATGCTGTTATGACTGTAATAAAATCTTGTATTGAAGACGATGTATATGATGTTCCAGAGTTTATTCCTTTTGAATTACTCAAGGAAGAAATCATAAATACTCAGCTTTCTTTAACAGCAGCGGGCTATGACAGAAATAAGAAAGACATTATGAAGCTTAATAAGCTATATGAACAGGTAGAAAATGAAGCTGCAGAATGGGAAACTAAAGCAAATGCTGAAGCCGGAACTAATAATGTGAATAACCAAGAGGGCTCATTACCATATAACCAGAATATATTAGAGCAAGAAGCTAATATGGTGCCAGTAAATCAGGCTGAACCAGACAATGCTGCTTGGGTAGATTCTAATGATTTGGATAGAGTATAAAACTAATAAAATATAATAAGGAGAAATTCATAATGGATGAAATGCAACTTAATGAAATTCTCGCTTCTTATAGGGACGCCATAAATGCTCTTATCGAAAGAGTTGATGCTCAGGACGGCATGATTCAGGCCGTTAGAGAGAAAGCTGAAGGTACAGAGCGTTTAATATTTGATGAAGTAATCAATCCGGCAAAAGCTGAAATGGAAAAGCAGATTTATGATGCTGGCTTGGAAGATTTCACAAATAAATATGGCGAAAAGCTTAATGGCTATAACGATAAGTTACGTCCTATAGAGGGTGAGGATTTTGATATTATGAAGCAAGCTTATGACGGCTATAATTCTATTGAAGGAGAAAAACCGGATGAAGCTATGTATGTCGACGAACTTGTTAAAGTAGTTGATAAACAGCTTGATGATATCAGAGCAGCTATAGGTGCGCCAGCAAATGCTGAAGTAGCCGTAAAGCAAGACGAAGATGGCGAAACTACTGTTGAAGTAGATGGCCAGGAAGTTAAGGAAGTTTCTGAAGATTCTGAAGACTCAGATAAAACTGAAGTAAAAGAAACTGAAGAAACAGAAATTAAAGACTCTGATGAAGAATCAGACCCAGAAGAATTAGCAGCTTTGGAAGAAGAGTTGCTTAAATACGCAAAATAAAACTAATAATACAAAGAATTATTTTAGGAGAATAAATTAGATATGGCAGTTACAACTAACGACAATATCAAAGCATTACTTAAAGTTTACTACAAAGATGGTGTTGAGAACTTGATGTTCCGCAACTCGCCAGTTTTGAAGAAACTTCAGAAAAACCGTATTGAAGGTAAATCATATAACTTCTCAGCTATGTACGGTCGTGGCGGAGCAGTAGCAGGTGACTTTACTAAAGCAAGAAACTTGGCTGCTTCAGTATCAAAAAACGTAGAATTTGCAGTAGAACCAGGACAGGTATTCAGCGTATATACAATGAATGCTAAAGAAGTTCAGGCTTCTGTAACAAAACGCGGCGCTTACATGAAAGTAGCTGGTGCTAAAATGTTCGCAGCTTCTGAAGGTTTCCGCAAAACACTTGCTGCTTCTCTTTATGGACGTGGTTTTGGTGAACTTTGTTTCGCTCCAGCTAGTGTATCTCTTACACAGGACACAGCTGCTGATATTACTCTTCCAATGGATGCAGTAATGAAAATCGATATCGGTTCAGAACTTGTTATTAAAACTTCTGTAGCCGGCGGTTCAACAGAGATTAAAGCAACGCTTACAGTAAACGCTATTACAGGCACAAAGGTAAACGTAACTCCTTCTGCTACATATACAACGGCTGCAACAGACGTTATTTGTCTCGCTGGTTCTATGGACGCTTCTGGTGCTCCACTCCTCCCAGTAGGACTCGGTGGCTGGTTACCGGCTGTAGGCTCACGCACAGGCCTTTCATGGCAGACATATATCAACCAGAAATTCTTCAATGTTGAACGTAAAGCAGCTCCAGACAGACTTGCTGGTGCATTCTATGCTGAAGCAAGCTCAACAGCAAAGAAAGTAGATGCTATCCAGGCACTTCTTATGCAGGTAAGACGCCAGGGTTCATTAGCTGATATCATCGTATTAAATGACGAAGATTTCTTGGAACTTTCTGCTGAAATCGCTTCAACAAATACATACTTTACTCAGACTTCTACTAAAGAATCAAAGAAAGCTTCTATCGGCTTCTCTGATTTCACAGCTAGCTTCTCAACAAACTTTATTGAGAATATCGTAGATGACCCATATTGTCCAAAAGGTGAGTTCTATATCTTGGATTCTACAGCAGTAGAATTTGATACGCTCACGAATACAGACAAAGTTGATGATGGTATTGCTGGTAACAATGCTGGTAAACCGGATCCAATGAGCGACGATAACAACGGACATGAGGAAGACCCTTACAAACTTATCATTGATGACTATATCAATGTTCAGGCTGGCGAAGCTGATGTAAATGGTCCATGTTCTGAAGTTACGCTTATGCTCTTCGGTACATTTGCAATCACTAACCCATCTAACTGTGGTCACGGCCTCTTCTACGGAGCTAACCCAGTTTCAGTTTCTGCTTAATTTAAGTTAAATAAGTATAATATAAAGGGCGACTTGCTATATAGTCGCCCTTTGTTTTAACGGGGGAATGAAATTAAATGGAAGCCTTGAAAGTATTAGCCGGAAATGGAATATGGAGTTTACTAACTGTAGTTTTTATATTTCTAGTATTATGTCTCTTAGTGAAAAAAGGAATCCTATCTTTTAAGGGGCACGGATTAACGTTAGGCGCAGCGGCTTCTGAGTCTAAAATAAGAAATATGCAACAGCTGTTTAGTAAATCTTTATTTGAAGGCACAATCGCTGATTTACCTAAAGAGTGCGAATATTATCATAAGCGTTTTGTTATATCTCAATGCCTGGATGAAGTGGAACGCATGATACGGGAAAATCATATCTCTGATGATGCTACATATATCGAAACAGAATTCCAGATTATATACGCTATAGTATTAAAATATACAACTATGGACTATTTTAGACAAGATAGCTTCAAGACTTATTTGCACAACTTGATTGAGAGACTGGTTAACCAGCTAGTTAAAATTAGAAAACAATACTCGTAAATATTATGGAACTATACAAAATCGGAACAGAAAATGATGTCAGAGTTTACAAAAAAACTAAGCTTGGTAATATTGCTTTTATTATCATCTGTGTTTTATTGCTATGCGCAGGAATTTTCTTTGGAACAACCTGCTATTACAGATCTAAATACACTAGACTTGTGGAACAAAATAGAATTGAACTTGAGCTCGCTAGAGCAAGATCAGAACAATATGAAGCTATTTATAAATCAGCAAGAAACACAAATAGAGAGCTTGGAGAATGCTTATCTAGATCAACAGCAAATATCTATGAACTTAGAATGCTCATTAGCGAAGTCAGAAAACGCTATGAAGAGATGGAAAACATTTTCAATAGTAATGGGGACAACAACGGTGGTACTTGGGATAACGACAGTAGTAGAATTTCTGATATTGCTGAATAAATGAAATTAAAGGGGGTACATACAGTTAAGTATGCGCCCCCTATTATTATGGATGATAATGAATAGCTAAATTATATTAAATATTTCTTAGCTTCTAGTGTAGGATTGGCAATTCCTTGTTTGCAAAGTCTCTTTCTAAGTGCTGCTAAAGTAAGGGTCTCACCTTCATATAGACATAACCTACTATCATAGGCTTTACTCTTAGCTAAGCATTCATCCCTATGAGCATGATAGCGAGCTTTACATTTAGTTAAGCGCTCATCTTTATGAGCTTCATACCAAGCTTTACTCTTAATGGATTTCTCATCTTTATGGGCTTCATACCAAGCCTTCATATTAGCTGAGTGCTCTTCTAGATGACTTCTATACCAGGCCTTATTCCTTTCTTTATGTCTTTCAGTATCATGTCCTTTAGCTCGAATACTATTATAACTTGGCTTCAATTGCTCGATATAATATTGTTCTCTTTCTTTAAGACTGCTAGTTTCTTCAATAATCTCAAAGGTAAAGTTATCCAAGCCAAATTCAAACATATCTTTATACAGTATAGTGTTTGAGTGTGCTTTCCACTGAGACAACTTTCTATGATCACGCCATCTACGCTTTATATCCTTGCTGCTTCCAATATAGAAATCGCCTGTAATTTTATTTGTAATTTTATATACACCAGAAATTTTATCCATTTTATTTCCTTTTTATTTTATCAGAAGAATATAACAAAATTATTCGGATTATTGCTATCTTGGATAAGAAGCATCTTAAAATTACCGTCATCAATATAAATCAAAATGGCAGTGGATACTGTTCCTGTAAGTGTATTCTTAACCTTAATATACCGCCAGTCTTTGAGAATACCAGAGCAAAGCCCATGCCATACATCGTCATTATCATCAATATATAGGTCCACATGAAATTCGCCATCATCCTCTTTGGCAAGTCTGTACCAGACATAATCAGCTATTCCAGCGCAGTATATCTTAAAGACTTTGTCTTCATCTCTTAGTAAATTATTAAACACAGTATAGGCAAGAGCATTACGCAACTCAATTTCCTCATCACTGTCTTCGTCTACCTCAACTTCTTGAAACCACTGAAACTTAAGAAGTTTATTATTTTCGGTATCAGCCTCTTCATCTTCTACTTCTTCCTCTTCAAGGGCTTCCTCTTCAGCTTTCTTTGCTGCTTCTAATTCCTGGCGCTCTAGATACTCTTCATAGGCTGACTTTTCATTCTTTCCTTTATTAACAGCTTCAATAGCTGCTTCATATGCCTTCTGTCTTAAATCATCAAGGCTTTGGGCATTAAGATTAAAGCTTCCGATTACCAATACCAAAACTGCCATAATAATTGATTTAATTTTATTCATAATTCTTTCCTCGCTTTATATTATAATATAGATAAATTAGTCATTAAAATATGAAAGTTTCCGCTTGAAGTTAAGCCTGTATTTCTCGCAGTATTCCATTAGATATTTAATGGCGGCCTGTTTATCTTCTTCATTCTTGGCTGTATCAAAGCGGTATTTTACTTTATACCAGTCTATAATTTCTTGTTCTGCTTTTGTGAATTTTGTTTTCATAAATACTCCTATAAATAAAATGACCAAGGTAAAATCAGTTATTCATTTACCTTGGTCAATGTCTGTCATCTCGACAGTCAATCTATATGGATAATATTTAAATATATGTTATAGAATAACACACTTAGTC